TCAGTTTGATGATGTTTATGTCCCTGACAACACTCAATCAAAACCACTTGACTCGGTTACTAATAGAATGTTTGGAGACGCTCCAGTAAATGTACGAAGATATGAAACAGGTTCACCTATGTTCTTACCTGAGAAGAATATATGGAACTTTACAGGTCGTTTTATGCCTACCCAAAAAGTTAGAATGAGATTTCAAGAACTATACGACATTCTTGAATCTGATGGACAAAGAACAAATATTGTAAGTGGTTTGTCTCCAATACAAACAAAAAGTAAAATCAAAACTAAAGATTATTGGAACGACAATGACCAAACATTATATGATGCATTTGGTGACTTTATCTATAAATATAGCCCAACAAAAGCAATCAAAGTAGGCAAAAAAAGCTACCGAGATTTAACTCTTGAAGAAGCTATGTATGAAATTATTACCGACCCTGATTGGGATGATAAGTATCAGAATGGTAAAATCTCTAATGTTGATTTTGAAGGTTTCATGTACTCTGATGACTTCTACGATAATCTAGGTAATATCCAAGATGCTACTGAAGTAACAAACGAAGGGCTACAGGAATTACAAGATGTACGACTAGCTTATATTCGTGCTGCTCGTGATGAGTTCTTTACACGAGAAACATTAGAACAATTTAAAAACAGAGATGGACTTACTCCTTCACAAGAAGCAGCGAGAGAATCTAATAAAATCACAGAATAATTTTAACCCCCAAATACAATGGCTAACTCATATGTTGAATATACAACTGCTGGCACAGGTACGAATGGTCTCGGTCAGACTACCTTCGTTGCCCCCACTAAGTTCCTAAGTATCAATGACATCCGAGCAAAAGGATACAATGGTAGCACATGGACAGAACTAACAATCTCCTCAAGAGGAACAAATACTGTAACTCTGAGTGCTACACCAACAGCTGGTTCGTACTCAAAGGTTCGCATCTATCGTGCAACCACGAGCGACCAGTTGATAGACTTCCAGGCAGGTGCAAGATTGGCTGAGAGTGACCTTGATACTGCTTACAACCAAGGACTGTATGTTGCACAAGAAGTGTCTGAGGATGCAGGGGCAGTAGGTTCAACAAGCACAACTAATCTGAGTTTGAGTGGAACTACAAGTGTAGATAACCTAACTGCTACAGGTACAGTAACACTACCTTCTAGTACAAACTTGAGTGTAAATAATCTATCTGCGAGTGGGACAGTAAGTTTTACACCTACATACGCTACAGGCACAAACTCAGCAACTATTAGTGTAAATAATTATGTGGCTGTTATGCACAATGCTGTTAGTGTTCCTGCAAAAAGTTTAATGTTTGTTCAGTTTGATTGGGCAGCTTCTGCTAATCAATCTCAAAGTGATGCTGTGTACGGACTATGGCTTCGAGACGATGGAGACAATAGTGTTATATATGCAGCCCAACAATGTGTAGATGCTTACCCTAGAGCAGGTTATGGTAATCTTCGTGGGTCTCTTGCTTATTATTTTCCAACAGCTAAAACAGTAGAAGTTGCAGGACAACCCTATGCTAGTGGTGGATTTAATAATGTAGTCTTAACCACAACCTATCAAATAGTCTCTTTCTAAAATGGAATCTCAACACTTTCCCTCGCTTGTCGGTTTCCTTGGGTTACTCGGCACTATTACTTTAGCAGATATAAATATTATCGTAGCCATCTTTGTGGGTGTAGCTTCGTTTATTTACCTAGTCATCAAAATATTAAAGGAATTAAATAATGAGTGATAAATCTTTAAAACTTAACAACTTACAGGATATTCTTATTGACGAGTTCATACATAGGATTAAAAGTGGTAATGCAACCCCTAGTGACCTTAACGCTGCTCGTCAGATGTTAAAGGACAACAATATATCTGCAACAGTTACCAATGATAATCCAATGAATGAGCTAGTAAAAGTCTTACCTTTTAAAGACCCTGATGTAGACCAGGTCATAAGAGCTTACAATGAATAACCTATGGAAGTACCTGAACAGTTAAAGGACTTTAGAAACTTCCTTTATATTGTATGGAAAGAACTAAACCTTCCTGACCCTACCCCTATCCAATATGAGATTGCTTCCTTTATGCAGTCAGGAGACCGAAGAGCTATTATCCAAGGTTTCCGAGGAGTTGGAAAATCGTGGATATGCTCTGCTTTCGTTGTACATCAACTCCTCCTCGACCCAAGTAAAAACATCCTTGTTGTCTCGGCTTCTAAAACTAGAGCAGACGATTTCTCTACATTTACGCTTAGGATTATCCATGAACTTGATATACTCGAACACCTCAGACCTAAACCTAATCAAAGGTTTTCTAAAATCTCCTTCGATGTTGGACTCGCCCCAGCTTCCCATGCCCCATCAGTCAAGTCGCTCGGTGTTACCTCTCAGCTAACTGGTTCTCGTGCTGACATCATAGTCGCAGACGATGTGGAAGTACCCAACAACAGTGCTACACAAACAATGCGAGATAAGCTATCAGAACAAATCAAAGAGTTCGATGCTATCCTCAAACCCAATGATGACTCTAAGGTATTAGTCCTAGGTACACCCCAGTGTGAAGACACAATCTATTATAAGCTATCTGAGAGGGGCTACAAGACTCGTGTGTGGACTTCGCAATACATCACCCCCAGTAAGAACGAAACTGCCTATAACGGCACTGTCAGCCACCTTTGTGTGGATTCTGAGAAAGAAGGAGACTCAACTGAACCATCTAGATTTTCTAACATCGACCTACGAGAACGCCAAATATCCTATGGCTCTGCTGGGTTCGCTATGCAATTCATGCTGGATGCTCGCTTGAGCGATGTTGATAGATACCCACTAAAACTCAGTGACCTCATCGTTACCCCTATAGACAACGAGGTAGCACCTGAGAAGCTCGTGTGGGCTGCTTCGCCTGACCTAGAGTACGATGGTAGTATTCCGAATGTAGGACTCTCAGGGGACAGATATTATCGCCCTATGACCACTGTAGGTGAACACATCAAGTTCACTGGTAGTGTTCTAAGCGTTGACCCATCAGGTCGTGGTAAAGACGAAACTGGTTATGCAGTCGTCAAGATGCTCAATGGTACTCTCTTTGTGCCTGAAGCTGGTGGTCTCAGTGGGGGCTATGACGAGACTACCCTAAAGAATTTAACCATGATAGCTAAAGAACACAATGTTAATGCTATCATAATAGAATCCAATTTTGGTGATGGTATGTTCGTAGAACTACTCAGACCCATACTTAATAAGGTTTATCCCTGCACTATCGAAGAAGTCCGTCATTCTAAACAAAAAGAACTACGAATAATTGAAACCCTAGAGCCAGTAATGGCTAATCATAAACTCGTGGTTGACCCCAAAGTAATCCGTAAGGACTATGATAGTTGCAGTGGATACAAACCTGAAAGTCAACTTAAGTACCAGTTGTTCTATCAGATGTCTCGTATAACAAGAGATAGAGGTGCTATAACCCACGATGATAGACTTGATGCTCTATCTATGGCTGTAGGCTATTGGGTACAACAAATGGCACAAGATGCCGATAACAAGATTCAAGAACGAAAACAAGACCTCATCAGAGAAGAACTCCTAGCTTTTGAGAACACATTCCATAAGAGAAAACAAGGGTCTATTGGTGCTAATAAGTGGATTTCATAATAGTAACAATATCAATGACTTACAAGACAGAGGGAATAGGAGGGCTAATAATCCCCTATGGTACACTTAAAGTGTCAATAAGTGAACCTAATAATCGACTATGTTAATAGGTATTATTATTACTATTACTATTGAGAGACTTTAAAATACTATGAGTAACTTAACCCCACTAGAACAAGCTCAAGCTATACTCGGAGAACACTTCGATAACTACCTAATAGTAGCTACCGATAATCCCCATGAGTGTGATGTTGAGTATAACAATAGCTTTGCTGCTCTAGGGCTTGCTAATATTGCCCACAAGGTAATCTCTGAAGGTCTTTTGCCTACACCTGATAATGATGTTGACATCGTATGGGAAGAAGATTTAGATGAGGAGGATAGTAGCGAATTTTAATCGTATGTTAATGTTTGTGTTATAATCATATATGTATGACCTCCTGGGGATTTTGTGTGTTTCTCCAGGGGGTCTTTTGTTTTGGTGCAAAAATCTGAAAGGGTATACGCATATATGGCAAAAATTTGTACCCCCTCGTGGGGGTGTGTGTGCATATGGCTAGCGATTTGTCACTAATTATATGAGGGGGTGTCTCTTGCTTGGCTTGCATTGGATATTATATTTAGTGTGCTAGGTTTTGGGGTCTTTATTGATTGTTCTTTGATGTGTTCTTTTGTTTGTTTTTGATTGCGTGTCTTTCTCTCAATGTGTGTTTTTGTTCTGTTAAAAGTTTTTTCACAATCGTGAAGAATAAGGGGCAAATGGGGGTATTGACAGGTATGTTATAATATTTGCAATTCAACCGAATTAAACACATTAAAACACAATCAAAACACATTATGGAAAACTTAACAATCAATCAAGATTTGCTCATAGAGCTTTTAAAATTAGGTATAGAAAACACTCAAGGAAGTTGGTCTCAAGGTATCAAAGTAAATGGGGGCTTTATCGAGTCACTAGCAGTCTTATTAAACTCTAAAAATGAAGATTTCAATATGGATTTGTTTATGGATAAAATAAGAAATGGTAGTTCAGCTTATGAAGATGAAATGAAAGAGACCTTAAATTCAATCTTAGGTATTTGCTAGTCGAAACACTCGCAAGGGTGTCTTGCAAGGTGGCTTCTTGCAACTGATGAGACAAGCCAACTAAAACACAATCAAAAACACACTATGACACAACTACACAAAGACACAGCCAACGCTTTTAAAGATAAGATTAAAAGCTACGATAAAGAGTCTCAATGGGTTTATACCTTTGAAGCTCGCAAAATGCTTGATAGATTAGAAGCAAGCCTAACAAGACTTTATGACAATAATTGTTTAAGTTTAAAAGACTTTGAAAGATTTGACTCAATGCT